CATAGGAACGATTGCCGCAAAAGCATTGAGAGCAGTCTTAGCCATAGAAATAACGGCTTTTCTAAATGTTTCGTTGCTATTAAATAGTTTTACCATGGCAGCAACAAGCAGACCCACGGCAACAACTATGAGGCCGATTGGGTTCATTTTCTGAACCAGGTTAAGTATTTTCTGTTGGATGATCGCGGCTTTAATGATGACCGTGTAAGCAGCCCACGCAGCGCCCAGCACTCCAACCGTGATGGCGAAGGCTTTAACTTCTGCTTGGTTGTTCTTAAAGAACTCACCAATCTTGGTTAACACAGGGATAAGCAAATCTAATATTTTTAACAACCCTCTAAAGGCTGGCATCAAAGCATCACCAAGGGCAACCTTTGCATCCTCCATTTTGGCTTGCAGGGTTTTCATTGTGTTGGCAGTTCCATCGGCGGTGCGGGCGTAGTCGCCTTGAGCCAAGGCCGTGTCTTTCAAGATCAATGAATAAGCAGCCTGAGATTTAATAGCGACAGGCAAGGTTCCGCTTGTTGTTTTAATTAAGCCCATGCGCAGGGCTTCCTCTTTCAGGCGAACTTCTGAAAGGGCAACACCGAACCGCTTGAGAGGTTCTGTTTCACCTGAAAGACCTGATCGCAAAGCGGTGATGGCTTGATCGATGGATGTGTTGTTAAACGAAGCCATGTCTGCGGCCAACTGAACAAGGCTGGTGGACATCTTTTGCGACTCCGCTTGGCCTAAACCAAATGCCTGGAACAAGTTACCGTAAGTACCAGCGGCTTCTAAAGCAGCCTGGTTGGAGATACCTAAGTTTTGCGCAGCGCTTTTACCAAAGGCTTCAACCTCGGCCGCACCTTCACCAAACACAACTTGAACTTTGGATAAAGACTCGGCCATGTTGCTCGCGGCCATAATGGACTCTTTGGCAAAGGCTGCAACTTGAGATGCGGCAAAAGTAGCACCCATGGCAGCGCCGACCTTTTTCAGGTTGCCCACAAAGTTGCTCATGCCACCGCTGGCCTTTTTTACATTGTCATCTACGCCCTTGATCGCGTTCTGTGCCTGGGCAAGCCCCGCTTTTAACTGAGAAACATCTGCTTGTATCTGAATGAGGATTGGCGGGATTGTTGATGCCATCTATTAACTCCTCAAATACGATGAAAACGCGCCAATGAATGTCCTGCTAAGTTTGCCTGATTGTTTCAGGCTTTCAGCAGCAGGAACAAGGTACGGATATTTTACTCCTGATTTCCATTCAGGAAGCCCCATTTCAACTGCGCGTGCGTAAACCATGGAAGCGCCAACTTCGGCAACATAACTTTGTCCGAAGCCAATCTTTGTTTGCGAGTAAATAGATCGCCGTAAGTTACCAGTCATAACATTGGGACCAGGACCTGTGCCTGGGATGTGGCCCTGGCCTCTTGGGTGAGTTCCTGTGTTAGCGTTCTTTTTGGCTTGGCGTTCAACTTCGGCTGCGGCCATACCGATCGCAAAGCGAGCAGCGTTGTTTACATCGACTTCTGTTTTACCAAGAGCGGCCAAGACTTTAGGCAGGTTTGTGAATTCAAATGTCACTCACGCACCTCGCTTTGCATCTTAGTCACGGTGGCTGCTATTCCCAACAACCAATCAGCGGTACTTGCGGGTAGATCATCCACTTGCGCGGGTGTCCATCCAAAGCGATCAGCGAACTGAAAGTAGTACCACTCCTCATCGGGGTAATCTAAATCAGGTCGGCGCTCGCCACCCTCAAGCCACCACCTTAAGCGTTCGAGTTGTCGGTACCCGCTTTTGGGTCTTGCTCGTTCTCAGGTGTGTCGCCCAAGGAAGGGAACAGAAACTTCTGCGCATCCTTTGTAGCGTCAACCAAAGCATCGTAATCTTTCATTTCTAACTCATCAAGGTTGTCGATCTTAAGAGCAGGAATCAAAAGGTCTAGAGACCATTCCTCAATCAACATTGCGATCAACGCATCGCCTAATGCCAAAGCACGAGTTAAATCTCCGCCTTCTACATCTGCGGTTTTCAACACACGCTTTCGATCTTTAACGCGTAATGATTTAGGGTCCTTCAAAGTCACAGTTGCGCCTGAAGGTAATGTTAACTTTTCTGACATTTTTGCCTCCTAATTGTTTGCCTTCCTAAATCATAACCTATAGAGAGCAGGTGGGTGGGATGGCGGGAAGGCGGTCGCCATCAACCGATCCCACCTGCTCTTGGACTTAGGCGTAGGTTCCTGATGCTTTCGCGTTCTGTAGAACCCACTTGATTGGTGCAAAACCACCTGTTGATCCAGCGTCAGTTGTGTTGCCTTGGCCGTTTAGATCAATTGAAACCTGAACGAAGTCCTCACCGCGTTCAATAACGGCGGCTGTGTAAGCGCCCTTAGTGATTGTGGCTTGGATTTGAACTGCCGCAGCACCTGCACCGTATGCCCAGTTAAGAACAATGGCTGGCTGGGAGTTGTTAAGGTAACGAGTTAGTTCTGTGTCATCTTCCATGATGAATGTGATCTTGCCTGTGACTTCAAGCGGCCCAAGAAATATGTTGTATGGGTTCTGAGTATTGCTGATGCCATAAACAGGTGTAACAGATCGAGCCATGTCGATGTTGCCTGTCATAGAGTTGGATACCGCAGAGCCTCCAATTGAAACTGTGCCGCGCCAAACTTGAGTAGGCAGAATGGTTGAGAAGGTTGGAGTTGGATCGGCGACTGCGCTTGATGCCCAGCCTGTTGTCTTTGTGTCGTACTCAAGCATTCCGTCAGCGTTAAACTTCAAAGAGAAGTCTGAGAACTGGCATCCTGGATAAGAACGAACATCTGCTGCGTAGAAGTCAGTCAATGTGTATGAAATTGGCTGATCATCCGCACCTGATGTAAGGCTGTTCTTTAGAGAAATTGTGTGTGTGTAAGGTGCTGACGCGCCTGTTGTTGCCACGCTTCCAAGAAGCCCTGCAAGACCGTATCCAACTGTGTCGGCAAATACTGCGCCGCCAAAATCAAAAGTCGAGCGTGTGCGACCTTGTAGATAAGCGTAGTTCACAACATTGGAACCACGAAGCCCTGTGTCGTAGAGCGGATCTACTACATCAACAGGCTTGATGTTGTCCTTTGCTACTGGTATAAAATCTGTTGGTGCAACGACTGTACCCTTGGTCACTTCTTTAGCGATACCCAGGTACGAGCGTACGGATTGCTGTACTGACATTATTCACTCTCCTTAGAGTCGGTGTCTGACGCGGCAGACTTGGTTGGGGCTGGTGTTGGAATTGCTGCTGGCTTCGCTGCTCCTGGTGCTGCGCAATCAGGATGAGTAAAGCCTTCGGGTGCGTCAAACTCGTCACCTGGTTTTACTGTGATCCCCAGCGATGGGAACACTCGTTCGTCTGTTCCGTTGTATTTCAGTTTCATGTTGCTCCTTATGCTTGGATCATTTCAGTAACATCGAATTCTATCTCAGCAAACACTTCTGAAGCGCCCTCATTGGTAGTCGAGACTTCTCCGTAGCGTGCGTTGATGATCGGTTCGGCTCCTTGCCACACTAGATTACCCGTTGGGTCGCCAAAATTGTGGTCGGAACGCAGTCGTTCTTTGATGTTGTCGATCAGCACATCAAAATCATCCATTACATCCTCGGCATTGCGGTGCATTGAGTGGGTGTAAACCTGCAAAACTATTGTGTAATCCACGCGCTTCCAACCGTTATGAGCGCCGCCAATAGCCAGGCGTGTTTCCGTTTCAGCCGCGATGAAAATAACAACGGCCGAGCGGGTCAACTGACCAGGCTGTGAATTGATCTGATAGTTGATGCGCTTGGGAAAGGAAGTAAAGACTTGGTTCAGGTTTGTGATTTGCGGGTTGGAGATAAACGCAGCGAGCGTGTTTCTGACCCCTACGCGGCCCGCCATTACCTAATCCTGCGGTACTTATCGACCATGCTCAACGCCATGGAAATCTCTCCGCCATAACGAGCCGTTCCAGGGATGCTTCCTTGCGGCTGGGTTGTGATGTTCATGGTTAAAGAGTTGTCGCCACGGATCTTGATGAAAGCCGTGGTGATTAAAATACAGGCTTGCTTAATTGCGTTTGGCATATTGCCAATCGCAGCGCCCGCAGCGTGTGTGAAAAGAAGCGGAGAGGCCAAAGTAAGGGTTGCGCTTCCGTAAGTGTAAGACGAACTCACATAAACGGTTTCGCTGCTTGCGCCATCTGAGATACGCAGCATTTCGCCAGGGATGATTCCGATTGGATCGGCCACAACAATCGTGGAAGCCCCAGCGGTTCCCGATACGACGGTCGTGTTGGCAAAGCCAGCCACATAGGTGTACTTGGTAAAGATCTGTTGGGACCCACCAATTCCAGGGCCAAAAGCCAAAGGCCCCGCAGAGGAATAAGTGGTTGCCATCTGCGATAAAGGAATGAGAATCTGTTGCTCTTCA